GCCTCTTGGTTGCCGACTCGCAGCAGATCAACGCGGCCAGCGCAGCGGCCATCTTGCAGACGCATCTGCTCGGTATTGCGGATAGCCAGCAGGGCAATACAGTTTCTCCAGCCTCAGTCACCTCTGGCAGCTTTACCGGCTCGCTATCCGATGCTGACATTGCCCGTATTGTCGCCGCGCTCCCCTCGGCCTCCGACATCGCCGCTGCCGTCTGGCAGCGCGCCATCGAAAACGGCCACACCTCCGAGCAAATGATCCGCATCATGTTTGCCGCCCTGGCCGGCACCAGCGAGCAGGCCGGCAGCACCATCGTTTTCAAGTCGGCCGACGGCGCCACCAGCCGCATCATCGGCAGCTTCGACGCCGCCAACAACCGCGTCGGCGTCATCCTCGATGGCCACTGAGCCCGGCTGGTTTGGCCTGTGGTTCGCCGACGGCTATTTCCCGTCGGTCTGGTTTGCGCCGGGTGACGACACCCACCTCACGCCCGACGAGCGCCGCGCCGAGCACGTCGGCGGCGGCTTCGTCGCACCGCCGCCCGCCGCGCCGCGCCGCAACCAGGGCAAAACCCGCCGCGACCCCAAGCGCGACGAGGCCCTGCGCATCGCCCGCCGCCAGCGCGACGAAGACATCCTGATCCTGCTGATCTAGCCGGCCTGCAGATAGTGCCAAACCGGCAAGAAATGGCACGGCCAAAACCGCATCCTTCGTCCATCCATCGACGGAGGCACTATGCCTAAAGCACTCAAGTGGTACGACATCAAGGCGCTGGCTGCCGGGCAGGGCGCCGCCGCGCGCACGGCTGAAATCTACATCTACGGCAACATCGGCGACCGCTGGGACGAAAACGGCGTCGTCGCCGCCGACCTGGTGCGCGAAGTCGCCGCCCTCGACGTCGAATCCATCACCCTGCGCATCAACAGCTTCGGCGGTTCGGTGCCCGATGGCCTGGCCATCTACAACGCCCTCAAGCGCCACCCGGCCACCATCGATGTCCAGATCGACGGCGTCGCCATGTCCTGCGCCGGCTACATCGCCATGGCTGGCGACAAGGTCACCATGGCCGACAACGCCATGCTGATGATCCACGCCCCGTGGGGCATCGCCCTCGGCAACAGCGCCGAGCTGCGCGACCAGGCCGACATGCTCGACAAGTACGCCGCCGCCATGGCCACCAGCTACGTCGACAAATCCGGCCAGAGCATCGACGCCATCATGGCCCTGCTCACCGATGGCAAGGACCACTACTACACCGCCGCCGAAGCACTGGCCGAAGGCTTCTGCGATGTCGTCGGCCCGGCTGTCGAAGTCGCCGCCTCCCTGGCCCGCAGCTTCGACCTCTCCCGTTTCAACCCACCGGCGGCAATGGCCGCCGCCAAACCCAAGGAGTCTCCCATGACCCAAGCCGTAACCCAGGCGGCCAACCCGACCGCCTCCGCGCCGTTTGCGCGCACCAAGGAAATGAACGACCAGATCCTGGCCATGTTCAAGCCCTTCATCGAGCGCGAAGGCGTCTCCGCCCTGCAAACCGACATCCTGGCCGACCCGGCCATCACCGTCGAACAAGCCCAGGCCCGCGTCCTCGCCCAGCTCGGCAAGGAAGCCGCCCCGGCCAACCCGCAAGGCAGCTTCGCCCGCATCGAAACCCTGGAAGACGAAACCGACAAGCGCCGTGGCGCCGTCGTCGCCGCCCTGATGGCCCGCGCCGGCCTGCGTGACAACAAGGGCGAGGCCGTCCGTGTCGACGCCTCCAACCCGTATCGCGGCGCCAAGCTGGTCGATCTGGCCCGCGCCTCGCTCGATCGCACCGGCTTCAAAACCGCTGGCCTCAACCAGATGGAGATCGTCGCCGCTGCCTTTACCCAATCGACCAGCGATTTCCCCATCCTGCTCGAAAACACCATGCACAAGGCGCTGCAGTCGGCCTACGCCGTCGCCGCCCTGACCTGGCAGCGCTTCTGCAACACCGGCTCGGTCTCCGACTTCCGCGCCCATTCCCGCTACCGCGTCGGCTCCCTGTCCAATCTGGATTCGGTCACCGAACTGGGCGAGTTCAAGAACAAGACCATTCCGGACGGCGAAAAATCCACCATCACCGCCGGCACCAAGGGCAACATCATCAACCTGTCCCGCCAGTCCGTCATCAACGACGACCTGGGCGCCTTCGTCGGCCTGGCCTCGTCGCTCGGCCGCGCTGCCGCCCGCACCATCGAATCCGACGTGTACGCGCTGCTCGCCCTGAACAGCGGCCTCGGCCCCACCATGGGCGACGGCTACTCGCTGTTCCACGCCAACCACGCCAACATCACCACCGCCGCCGCCATCAGCATGGCCGCGCTGGATGCCGACCGCGTCGCCCTGGCCAGCCAGAAGGATGTCGGCGGTAACGACTACCTCGACCTCATGGCCGACGTGCTGCTCGTCTCCATCACCCTGGGCGGCACCGCGCGCGGCATCATCGGCGCCGAGTACGACCCGGACACCACCGGCAAGCTGCAAAAGCCGAACATCGTGCGCAACCTGGTCCGCGACGTGGTCGATACCCCGCGTCTCTCCGGCTCGCGCCGCTACCTGTTCGCCAATCCGTCCGAAGCCCCGGTCCTCGAAGTCGCCTTCCTCGACGGCGTCCAGGACCCCTACCTCGAAGTGCAGGACGGCTTCGACGTCGACGGTGCGCGCTACAAGGTCCGCCTCGACTACGGCGTGGGCGCCATCGACTATCGCGGCGCAGTCACCAACGCCGGCGCCTAAATGACGACGCGGCCGGCCTCCCGCCGGCCCGTCTCCACCAGACAGGAGAAATGCAATGACCACCAAATTTGTTCAACCGGGCGAAGTCATCGACTACACCGCCGGCGCCAATATCGCCTCCGGCCAGGTCGTGTTGATGGGTGCCCGCATCGGCGTCGCCCTCAAAGCCATCGCCAACGGCGAAACCGGCCCCATGCAGGTGACCGGCGTCTTCAACATCGCCAAATTGTCCACCGACAACATGGCCCAGGGTGCGCTGCTCTACTGGGACAACACCAACAGCCGCCTGACGACCACCGCCTCGGGTAACACCCTGGCCGGCTTCGCCGCGGCCGCAGCGGCTGCCACCACCACCTCGGTCAACATCAAGATCAACGCCTGACCGCCATGGCCACCCCGTTCGCCGATATCCAGTCCCGCATCGCCAGTGCCACCACCCGGCACCTGGCCGATGCGACGGCTGATTTCGGCGGCGGCGTACTGGTCGACGGCCTCTACCGCGACCCCTACGCCGAAGCCTTCGGCGGCATGGTCAGCGGCAGCAACCCGAGCTTCGAAGCCCTGAGCGGTGCGCTATCCGGCATCGCCCGTGGCGCTGCGGTCAGCATCAAGGGCAAGGCCTACACCGTCGTCAGGATTGATCCGGCACGCGAAGGCATGACGCTGCTGGAACTGGAGCAGCAATGAGCCACGTCCGCACCCAGATTCGCGCCGCCTTCCTTTTCCGCCTGACCGGGCTGGCAACGACGGGCACCGCCGTTTTCGCCCAGCGCACCCGGCCCAATACCGATGCACTGCCTTACCTCAAAGTGTGGATCGGCGACGACAGCGGCGAGCTGCTCAACGCCACCGACGACCAGATCGAACAACGCACCGCCGACCTGGTCATCGAAGCCTACGCCAAGGACAACAGCGATATGGAGGTCATCCTCGACCAGATCGCGCTGGAAGTGCAGCAGCAAATCGCCACCACTGCCGACCGTAGCTTCGGCGGCCTGGTCAAGATGCTCGGCGCGCCGCGCATCGAACCCGATGTGGACGACACCCTGGAAAAGCCCTGTGGCGTCAACCGCATTACCTACCCGCTCACCTATTTCATCGCCGGCAGCAACCCGGCCGCTTCCCTCTAGGAGCCCAGCATGACCATCAAGACCAATTCCGGCCTCAAGCTCTTCATGGAGTCGGCCATCGCTACCGCCAAGACCATCAGCGGCATCACCAAGGCTGCGCCGGGCGTCGTGTCATCGACTACCCACGGCTTTACCAATAACGACATCGTCCTGCTTGAAGTGCAGGGCATGGTCGAACTCAACGGCCGTTTATTCAAGGTGGTCAACGTCGCCGCCGACAGCTTCCAGCTCGCTGGCGTCGATGGCACCACCGGCATCGACACCACACTGTACAACACCTTCTCCAGCGGCACGGCCAAGAAGGTCACCCTCGGCACCTCCATCACGGGCGTTCAGGAATTCACCTTCTCCGGTGGCGACATCAAGACCGTCGACACCACCACCGTCAATGACCTGGTCGATACCCAGATCGTCGTCGGCGCGGCAGCCCAGGCCGCCGACCTGACCATGCAATGGGACCCCGCCAGCGCTGCCCAGCAAGCCATGATCGCTGCCTTCCAGACCCGCGCCAACAAAGGCTTCAAAGTCATGTGGCCGGATGGCGCCTTCGTGCTCTGGTACGGCACCGTCGGCTACACCGGCGCCCCGGGTGGCGGCAAGCAGGGCGTCACCACCAGCCCGGCCAAGATCACCATGCTCGGCGGCCTGACCGTCTGCGCGGCCTGATCCCATGCGCGACGTCAATTTCGCCAAGATGGCCGCTGCCCGGCAGAGCCTTCTGCCAGTCGGCAGCAACCAGCTCACCATCAGCCGGCCAACCCCATGGGACGTGCTCAACGCCCAGGCCGAAGGCCAGCGCCTCGATATCGACTGGGCCGCCGGCTTCGTCGTCGGCTGGGACTTGAACGAAAGCGACCTCTTCCCCGGCGGCGACCCCGAGCCGGTAGCCTTCGACGCCACGGCCTTCCGGCTGTGGATCAAGGACTACCCGGCCTACTGGCAGCCGTTGATCAAGGGCATCACCGAAGCCT